AAAACTATCCTACTACTATGATGCCGCAATAGCTTATTCAAATGAGGGCAATAAATATGCAAATTGGAAAAGTGCTATAAATAATTGGGCTAAACGTGATGATGCACAAGGTAAATTTAAGTTTGATGAAAAAAATGGTATTGATACTAAAAACAAATTAATTATTTACTAATGGCAGTTATAACACGATTATTCGACATTAACGAAAAGGTTTTAAAACTGCGAGAGAATAGCACTGATGAGTTATTGAGTACTGGCTTTAAAACACTTGACTTGCTATACATGGTTAAGCCTACCAACACAACTATAATTTATGGTTATCCTAAAATGGGCAAAACTGAATTTTTATTTCAATTATTAATTAGTTTGAGTTTAAATTATGGTAAAAAGCATTTGATTTATAGCCCTGAAAGTGGCAGTAGTGAGGAAATATACGCAGCCATTATCCATGGTTTAACTGGCAAAACATTTGATAAACGATACCATAACTACATAACTGAGCAAGAATATTATAGAGTTCAACCATTTGTACAAGAACATTTTATAGTTGCTGAAGATACCGATGAGCAAGGTTTAAATTTTGATGAGTACATAAAACTTGTAAAACAATGCAAAAAAGATTTTGGAATACATACAAGTACTATTGACAATTGGAACGATATTGAGCATGAAAATTATACTAATGTTTCAGACTACTTAAAACGTAAATTGCCAAAGTGGAATAAACTTGCATTAAGTCAAAAAATACATTCTTTTTTAATTTGCCATGCCAAAAACCCAATAGGTTTAAAAAATGGTGAGTTACCAAAAGCACCAACACCTTACGAAATTGATGGAGGGGCTGCATGGCTGCAAAAGGCCTATAACATGATTTGTATAAATCGTGAGTATGTAGAGTTAAATGGAGGTGTTCAACTAGGCAATGAAGTTGATGTAATAATTCAAAAAGTTAAACCTAGAATAGTTGGTAAAACTGGCACTTGTAAACTTGATTATGATTGGTTGCGAAAGTGTTATTCGGAAACTTATGACGGGCAAATACATCAAATTGAAAGTCCATTTAAAGAAAAATACAAAGCACCTGAAAAACCAAAAGAACAAGCAATACAAAGTTCAATAAATTTAAATCAACCATTTGACGATGTAGCACCATTTTAAGCCATGAACACAAAAGAATACAACGAATTAAAAGCACAAACCAAATATATTAACACTTTGCAAAAACAAGAGTACAAAGATTTGAAAGAATTAATGTATAAATTTTGCAGCTTCGCAAATATCCAAAACACTAGCGAACCATGTTATGTTAATTTATGGGTAATAAATGCGTTTATAGAAGATTTTGAAGCTAAAACGATACAAAGTATAGGCGAACGAAAAACACAAGCTGAAAAGCACCTTAAAACGCTTTACGATATTCAATCGCAGTATGGCAAATATTATTTTGAAAGTATAATTTACAGAACAAAGGTGCAAGAATTACAATCCGATGTATTAAAAATGAGTAAAAAAATAGCTGAATTACAATTGGAAAATGATAAATTAAAAAAACTAAACGAATTTTAAAACGCTAATTACTAGCAAGTTAAAAAATAAATAAACTTTTATTTTGGTATTACAGTTAGTAATACTATTTTTGAAAAAGATAATAAAAAAAAATATGAACTACAAAATACGCATAACAGCCGAGAACCAAGCTATTGTAAAGAGAATAGCAGATGAGAATGGAATGAACCCGGATAATTTAGAATTTGTCATTATAAATTTTATTTATGAAATTGAAAATAATATTTTTAGGTGTCGCCACGAAGAATTTATACCAAAAAATACTATCGAACTAACCACCGCCCAATTCATTGAACTGTTCGACAAAAAAGAAACCGAACTAGACAAATGGCTAAAGGAAACTAAGGCTAAGAATTTTAGTTTGGATGAATTAAATATTTTAATCGAAAATTGTGATGAAGATATTTATTATGAATTAAAAGGAGAGGGCATTATAGAAAAAGCCCAAATATTATTCAACCAATGGAACAATCCAACCGAAAAAAGTCCGAAAGTTGAAACCGAATGGCAGCCAAAAAGAGGTGATAGAGTTTTGGTTTGGGATTATAGTTATCAAGAACCTAAAGAAAGAATATTTTTAAGTACTGATGGTCATGAAGATTTTCCAATACTTGCACTACGAAAATCAAAAGAAGGTAAATTTAAAGATAAAATTTATGGTTACAAACACATGAAACCACTACCAATAGAACAACCAAAAGAAACCGACTTTAAAACTAAGGTTATTGAGTTGATTGAAACCAAAATTAATGATTTAAAAGGTTACGAAAAAAGGCAAATTGAAAGAAACGAATATTATAATAATCATTCACAAGTTGCAAGTAAAATAAAAGTATACAACGATTTAATTAACCAAATAAAACAACTATAATGAGCGCAATACCCGACATATACGATAAGCATACAATGAATACGTTAAATGCTTACTTTCATTTTATAGCAGCTTGCAACTATCTTGATTTACCAATTAGTGATAAAAAACTATTTAAAAATAAGGAGTTTATGGATGTAATGATTTTAGCTAGAAAACATGGCAGAATATTTATTACTGGCATTCAAAAAGCCTATCAAGCATCTGGAATTGACATGAAATCAATCGAAAAAGAAAGCGAAGTAGTTTATAATGCCATGGAAATAATGGAGCAAATGACTGATAAGTTAGACATTAAACCGATAATAAAAGTAAAATTTTAAAAAACATTAACTAAATTTTGTATGGATAAGGTTTTATATGGTACGTGTTGCAATTATGCTTATACTGTTCTTTGTAGGTTAAATATAACCGAATATAAGTCGCAAGATATTGTTAATGAGTTCTTTTTTGAAAATGAAGTAACCTTTAGTAATTATAAAGAGCATATCTTTAAAACAATTAAATCATTAAAAATAAAACCATTAAAACGATTTATAACTGAGTACACTCCAAAGGCTATACATATTGACGAAATGCAGTCGCAATGTATAAAATGTGGTGAAATTAAACCGATTGACTACTTTTATATATTTAGGTTCAAACCAGTAAAAAAGTGTAAAGAATGTACTACTTATGAGCAAAAAAGAGAATATAAAATCAATTCAGTAAATAGGCTTTTACATAAAAAAAATAAAGACATAGCCAAAATTGACCAATTAATTAATTTGCTCAATGAAAAAAAACAAGAAATTTTAAACAATAACTCAAAAATAAATTAAATTTGCATTATGGAAAACAAAATAATAACAGCAGAAGAATTAAGAATTGGAAACTATTTTAAACCTAATTCATTGGGCGAAGAGCCTTTTAAGGTAATTACTGCAAAAGATATAGTTGAAATTGAAAGCGACCCATTAGATGACTACTATAACCCAATACCAATAAATGAAGAATGGATTGAAAAATTTGGGTTTCAGTTATTTGATTACGAGGAATTAGAACATGAAGATTTCCCTAATTTTTTTTATAAATCATATAAAATTTATCCACGTATAACAAAAAGATATTATTATGCAATAACAAATACTCCTGATGGTAAATTTGATTTTACAATAAAAGTAGAATTTGCAGATGAAATACTTATAACTTCAATAAATTACGTACATCAACTTCAAAACCTTTATTTTGCATTAACTAACGAAGAACTAACATGGAAATAAAAGGAAAACTAATTTATTGCACTAAACACAAACACAACTATTTTGTAAGTGTAGAAAACAACGACTTTATAAAATTGGTATCATGTCGAAAAGATGTGATATTTGAACAGCTTCAATTTAGCAGGCCGTATTTTATTGATTTGGTTAAAAATGGTAAGCTAATAATAAGTAGATAAATGGTAGTAATAGTTCACCCAAAGTTAAAAAACAAAGGTTGCGAAATAATAAGACTTGTCAATCAAAACATTGAAAAGTTTAAAGGAATTTCAAACATTGAAATTAAACAAACCTTACTATTACCTATTGATAGATTACTAGCAATACCTAAAAAAGATTTTTATTGGCAAGAAACATATTTTTAAAAAAACAACTAAATGGAATTAGTAAGCATAATTTTAAACAACAAAATATATTTCGAAACATGCCGAAATATAAATAAAAATTATGCTGAGGACATTTATCAAGAAGTTATTGAACAACTACTAACAATGCCGACTGAGCGACTGCCATCAAAAGAGTACTTACAGTTTTGGTTTTATTGCACAGCTAGGAATATTATCTCACAAAATGGAAAGTTAGGAAAGTTAATAAGTAAAGATTTTCCAACCGATATTCAATTTGAAATAATAGAAACTGAACAACATTGCGAAGTTGATTTTGAACTAGATATAAAAAAGATTGAAGCGTTTTTATTAGGTTTAAACGAGTTTGAAAATAGAATAGTACTTTTATATGCTGAATACAAATCAATGCGAAAAATAAGCCAAATGAGCGATATAAGCTATTCAGCACTAAGGAGTGTAAAAGAAAAAATAAAAAAATTTGCAAATGAAAATATTAATAATAATACCGAGTTACCCTAAAATAAGTGGAGTTGATTATCATCGACTTTTGCAGCCACATAAGCGAATGGCAGATATGTTTAAGGAGTCGGTAGACATGTATCAAATAAATGAAATAGATACAGCTACAATTGAGTTCTTACAAGGTTTTGATTTAATTGTTGCTAATCGTTTTATAAGTAGGATAAATGGTAGCGAGTTAATCCAAAAACTAAAAGAAGCAAACGTGCCTTATGTATTAGATATTGATGATGATTATAGACTTCCTGAATGGCACATTTTAGCCCATCAAGCAAAAAGTGAGCGACACGCTGAAAAGATACTACAAGCCTTGCATTATGCAAAAGCAATTACAACTACTCATGAATACTTGTCCGGTACATTAAAACACGAAGCTAGTCAACCGAATGCTTTTGAAATACCAAATGCAATTAATCCAAAAGAGGAACAGTACCAAGTTAAAAAAAGAAACTTTGATATTGTGAAATTTGGTTGGAGTGGTTCAATAACTCATTTTGAAGATGTAATGCTAATGCACGATGCTTTACTTTCACTTTATAACCAAGAACAATTTAAAGATAAATTTCAAATTGTTTATGGTGGATACTCTAAAGATGATGAAATGGCCAAAGCAATAGCAGGTGTTTTAAGTTGTAAAGGCAAAGCAAGTGAATCACAGTTTGCAACCTATCCAAGCGTGTCAATAAACGAATACGCTAAGTTTTATGATGAAATTGATGTTAGTCTTATACCTTTGCGTGATAACCGATTTAACAAGCTAAAATCTAACTTAAAGTTAATTGAAAGTGGATTTAAGAAAAAAGCTTGTATTGTTTCAAATGTTCACCCTTACGAGCCAATGTTAAAGCATGGCAAAAATTGTTTAGTGGTTAAGCATAAAAACGATTGGTACAAAAACATGGTTAAGTTAATTAATAATCCTGCCATGATTGAAGATTTAAGCGAACAGTTATATGAAGATTGCCAAGTGCAACACATTGATAAAATAGCTGAATTACGATATAAAACTTATAAAAAAATATTAGAATTATGAAAAAAGCAAAATTAGCAGTAATATTATTTGCTGCAACACTATTAAGCAGCTGTACTGAAAATGAAATAGCTAAAAACTATGGAGGTACTGTAAATTTAAAAGTTCCAAATAATTGTGTAGTTATAACAGCTACATGGAAAGAGTCAAATTTATGGGTATTATATAAAGATACTACAAATAATAAAGTTTTTTTAATTGAGGACTCGCAATTTGGAATGTGGAATGGTAGAGTAAATTTTGAATAACTATGATAGATAAAATTTTATACTGCATTGGAATATCAATGCTTTTTACAGCTTTTTTTAGCTTAACTCAATTACCTAAGTGGATTGATTTTAAACCATTTAATTGTAATGTGTGTTTGACTTTTTGGATATGCGGATTTACAATTCAGTTTAACTTAGTTGATTACTTTCAATCACTTGCAATAGCTGGATATGCTGCTTATTTTTCAATGATTTTAAAACGTTTAATGTATAAAATATGACACCAAACGAAAAAGCAATTGAAATATATGATAATTTTTATTTATTGCATCAAAGCGCAACAGATGAAAACGGAGTTTTGTTTATTAGTGCATTAAATAAAGGTTTGGCAAAAAAATGCGCATTAATAGCAGTTGATGAGATAATGAAAGCAATTTACAATGAAGATTTTGATGGCCACTTAAGAGATGAATACGATGCAGCAAGTTATTGGAATGAGGTTAAAAATGAAATAGAAAAGCTATGAGAACATTTAAAGACATTTTAGAACAGCTAAAAAATAAAGGCGAAAACCGATTTAGCTTATATGAGTTACTAGAAATATTTATTAATGAAGCTGATTGGGTTGGTAGTGGCCAACAGTTTTTAGAACTTGCTTCAATTTGGCACGAGATAAGCGGAACACGAGTTAATACTGGCTGTCCTGCTTGCTGTTTAGATACTTTAAAGAGTTTAAAAAATTGGTATATTCGTGAAAGTGAAATACATTTAAAAGAAGTTCAACCCAAAAAAAGGAGTAAATAATATGTGTGCAATGATAGCCATGGCAGTGCATGATACTGAAGAAAATCAAAGGTCAAAATATACTAAAGCAACTATTGAAAGTTTAATTGAAACAGTTGATTTAAAAAAACATAAACTTTATTTAGTTAATAACAATAGTTGTGAAGAAACAAGAAAAATTTTAGATAGTTATTGTTGGATAAACACATTATTAAATATTTATGTAATTGATAATCTTGAAAACTTAGGAACAGCAAAAGCAATCAATCAAGCATGGGCATTAAAAGAACCTGGCGAAGTATTAATTAAAATGGATAATGATGTAGTTATTAATAATTATGGTTGGGTTGAAGACATGGAAACTGCAATGCGATTAGGCGGTTATGGAATAGTTGGCTTAAAACGTAAAGATTTAATGCAACACCCAAACGCTAAAGACAATTGGAAAACACAACTAAAAATGTTGCCACACCAAAAAGGCGAACCATGGATAATTGTTGAAGAAAGTGAAGACATTATGGGAACTGTTCAAATGTTTAATCCAA